ACGTCGACATCAACCAAAAGTCCAGGCGCCGCCGGTTTGTCTTGACATGTACAATTCGGAGCAAGAGCAGGCGCTGCTGCAGATTGCTCCTGTGAGTTTGGATCAAGATTCTGACTGGCTGCGCCTGGATTCAGTTGCAGATCACCACCTTCACCACTTTCAACCATCATGGACCTATTGAGTCTTGGGGCGCCACATCCATCTTCGTTGGAGCAGGCACCTTTTGTTCCGTTCGACAAGAAGGCAAGATGGTCTGGAACAACGTTCGTCCAGACCGAGGTGTATGCCTTGCCCTTATATTTGCCCTTCTTGGAGAGAGGGTTGATAAAGACTCCTACGGAGACCTCCACCATCTCGCCATCTTTGGCGCGATTCATAGTCTCAAGGAAGTCTCCTCCAAGCTCCTCAGCTCGGGCAACATCCAGCCAAGCTTCGACTTTCAGCTTCTTGTCATCGACGCTTGCATTGAAGACCCAGCCAAAAGCCCATTCATTCATTACCTCCGCGGAATTCGCAGAGACATAATTCCCCGAGCTGTCCTGTGGGTGGTTCATCACGATAGGGCGGCCATTCCACCCCTGGATGTTCCTACCAAATTCGGCAGCAGCCGCGAACTCAGGGCCTTCAGAGTTCGCTCCCTGAAGGACACCTTCAACTAAGGCTACGACAGGCATCACGAGATAGTTGCGACCTTGCAACGTCTCCTCTCGTGTTAGCCCTTTTTCGGTGGTAGCCAGAATCCTTACGTACGTGGAGGTTAGCATGCCCCTACTAACTTTCCGATGGATTGGTCCTTTTCAGGTCCCTGTTATTTTCGATTATACATGGGAATTTTTGGTAAATCAACAGGTATTTTTGGGCTATAAGGGAAAATCTTGGGAGATGATGGGGAACCATGTGGGTTCTTCTTGCCAAGGCCTCTGCGTAGGGGTACCTCTACTTACCTTTGTTTACATACAAAAATAGCGAGCCTAAGCCCGCTATTTCACCTGCGTTCCGCATGGTTGCACGTTAGGAAATAGGTGCATCCGTAACAGGATTGTCATCAAGAATAGCACTCTCATCAGTAAACCCGATGATTGTACGAGCTTCCTTGACGGTAATCAACCTCTCGCCATGGTCAAGAATGACCTTAGAAAGGTTTGCTGCAGAGCGCGCACGTTGTGCTGCCGTCTGACCTGCTTCTAGAGGAGCCAAGATGAAGGCGGATGGCCACTCAATTTTGAGCCCCTCAGGACGAGGTAGTGCACCAATTTCTGCCAGACGACTCACAAATGGGATGATTACGCGTGATTGGCCAAACTTTATGCGCCGCTCATCAACTCGTTCCGCCCAGTTGGCACGATCCTGCTCAGATGCAAGCTGACCAGCCTCAGACCCCAGTAAGAGACGCTTCGGAATACGTGTAGTCGCGCTAAGCAGGGACACAATGGTATCAACTGGATCTTTCGAAGGAGCCACACGAGCCCCCAACTCCATGATTTCCACTCCCCTAGTCCGAATTGTGCGACGCAGATTGTGTACGTACTCCTCAATTTCATCAGATAAGGCGGCTGCATCTGTCTCAGACAGCTTCATGTCCTTATCAACATTGATCTGCATGCCGCGGTTGGATGTCAACCAGTAGGTTTCGGCGCTACCCCCAACTACCTTGAGCAGGTCGTCCAGCAGGTTGTATACGGACTCGAGGCGTGGACGTCCGAATACAGGGTCCTCAACCACCAAGTCAGAGAGATGCACTACGCGTGTCCAATGAGCCTTGAAGGCAACCCGAGGGACGGCTAGCGTACGTCCAGCCTGCCCCTGCTCAGTCTCATTGATAGAGATCTGATAGTACATAGGCAAGCCAAACCGAGGGGACCGAGTGTCATTATCATAGTCAGAAATCTGCACTCCAAGCTCAGAATACGGCTGCAAATAGACGCAACGAGCTCCAGGTGTCGCAGGTTGGTCAAGTGGACGCCCGTCATCCAAGCCTACAATTAGGCAGCAAAAGCGGCTAAACCCCAGAGTGTAGTCTGCTCGATTGAGAGTGTTCCAAACGTCAATTCTGCCAGTCAGCTCAGCCCAAGCAGACATAAATGCTTCGTCGGCCTGGAGAACTGGCGGTCTGGTCCACAAGGCGTCTGCAGGGGCTTCAACAATAGTGCGTGCGACATCCTGCCGCACATACTTAGCGTACAGATCCTCAACACGCAACATTCGGTTATATCCGAATACTGCATAGAGATCCCTGTCTCCACCAAACGTGAGACCAGCACGACTCATTAGGTTCATGCGCTGGAGGAGATGGTTGATGAAGACCCCAAACCCTTTCTTAGTAGCCTTTGCCTCGTTGGCCGTAAGAGAGGCCCTAGTCTCAATGGATGGTGATGCGTTTTGTTCCTGCGCCGACGCCTGCATTTGAATATCTCCCAGGGACAACCAAGCCTGAGTTGGTCCGTCCCCATGTTGCACCCGTTACAATTTGCTGCCCTGACACGCCTCCACGCACTTCCCCATTAGGAGAAGCTTCACGTCCCCAGGTTGCACTGACGTCGAGCTCACCTATCAGCTCATTATATGCAGTGAAGACGCAATCTACCTGATCGTCATAATCCCCTGAAGGGAAGGCGTCCCACTCATCCTCGAATTCCGTATTCCAGTCGCCATATTGCATGAAGAGATCGCCACGTTCAGCTGCTGCTAGAGCTCCTGCGCCCTTGACGATCTTGTTCTTGATGACTGGTACCCCAATCACGTTGTAGTCTGGCAGTAGGTTCTTGAATGAGTTAATGGTATGTGCACCTGATGAGCCCGGCTCTTGTTCGATATAGATTGGCACATGACGCCCATCACTCTCAGCAGTAGCCTTCACCAGCCTGTTTACCCCTTCTGGGGATAGCTGTTCACGCACTATATGCTTGATATAGAGGGTGGCAGCGCCTTTATTGGCGCCTATCAAGGCTCCAGCAGTGTAATCTCCCGCATTTTCCAGGGAGGCAAAGTCCCAAAAACGGCCCCAAGTTAGGGTATTTGGATGGGGCATTTCAGCTGCCCCGAGCTTCCTAAGCCACTCTTTTCGCGCCAGTTTTGAGCTGTCATCGCGTGGATCTTGCTGGTAAATCGCAGAGAAATAGTGCGATCCCATGGTCCTTTTTATGCGGTTTAGGGCCTCAATATTGTACCTTTCCGGGAACAAAGCCTGCCCAGGAGAGCGCCCAACAGGGTCGTTTTTCTCCGCAATCGCAGGGATTCTGATATATTCCCAGTCCCCAATACCTTCATCCTGCTTGATTATGCGCCCAATGAGGTCATCATCATGCCAACGGGTGGCCACAATGATTAGGGAGGCTCCAGGCTCTAACCGGGTTGTAGTAGTTGTGACGTACCAATCCCAGATAGCTTGCCTGAATGTAGGCGAGTTGGCCTCTTTTAGATCTTTGATATAGTCGTCAAGGAAAAAGACATGGAAACCACGGCCAATGACCGTACCGCCGATACCAAACGCATATACACCACCGCCACCGGTAGTCAGAAATCGGTCAACTCGGTTGGACCCTTGGCGTATACGGACGTCAAGCTTGTCTTCGTTTAATGCAATCTGATCACGGACAGCCTGCGAAAAGTCTGTAGATAAGGTAGCGGCATATGTACAGATGCCGACATTATATTTAGGGAACCTCTCCACCGTCCAAATGGAGCTGCCTATCGACAACATCCGGGACTTGCCGTGGCGAGGAGGCACAGATACAATAAGGCGAGCGTTGCCCTTCTTGACTGCAGTCGCCACTTTGGCAGAAATAAGCATAAGGTGGGGTGCAGGGATCCAACCAGGATCCAGATAAGCTGTCAACGTTGCAGGTGTCAGCTTAGGATCATAAAAGTCCTGCACCCCAATCATAGTGGGCCCTTAAATCGTCGCGTTGGTTTCGATGATACCTTCAATTGTGCGTAGCCAAGCACGCCCTTGTAGGGTATCTTTGAATGTGTCCCATTCAGGTAGAGGAGTGCCGTCATAGGCCTTGCCTCCAACCTCTTTCCGATAAATGTCCCACGCCTTACGCGTTAGGGCCTCTACGGTGGATTCTTTGAAGGTGATCGTGATTCTAGCTGCCATGTGCTCTCTCGTGGGTGGTTTACGACCTATGATGGGGAACCATGTGGGTTCTTCTTGGCTAGGGGCGAACCTTTGGTAACCTTTGGTACCTTTGTTTACATACCTTTGATTGCTGGCGCCTGACCGCGCTTAACAAATAGTGGTCAAGCAGCGGTGCGGCGAGATTGGATCATCTTGACGATCAGCTCTTGAGCCATGCCAGCAGTTTCTTCATTTTCCAGCAGGGTGGCAGCATCACTGCGACGCTCTTGTTGGTTAGATTTGGCAATGGTGCGCAGATGAACTTCCATCCCCTGTTGGGCCCCCGGAAGGTGATCTTCAGAAGGGGCATTTGCAGGGAGACCAACTGCAACCCGCTGCATCCCGACCACTTCCTTGATCATCTTGACGGTTTCCAGAGGGTTCATTGCGTCCATCTCTTCATCAGTGAACCGTCCAAATCGCGCCACGCATTTTGCCATCATGCCAGACAGCATCTGATAATGATGATTGTCGAGCAACATTGCCCGCTGGTTTCTGATACGGCGATAAGCCGCCTGCCCCACTAAGTCATAAGCACGAGCTCGCTGAGGCCAGTAGTGATATGTAAGCAACTCATTGAAGTGGTACAAGGTTGCTTCATACAGGGACGTAAACCGCTGGTGCTCTGCTAACTGGTCGACGGGACCCTGCTGTGGGTGTGCCACCTTCATCGACCGCTCAGCATTTTCACGCGCTAGGATCTGGATCGACCGGAAGCCATGAGTCTCGAGCATCCCGAGGTAGGACTGAAAGAATAAGAATTCAGACCCACCCTCAAATTCCAGTTGCTCCCAAAAGAGGGTGCCTCCCGGGGTTGTAGGGAACCCCTCACTGAAACTAAGCCTAACAGTAGCTGCCCCTTGTATTTGGCTCTGTTGAGTTGGGGAGAGAGAGTCAAAATTTTCGGGGATAGCATCAGGCCGATAAATGAACATGGGCATCCCCAAGTCATTTTCGGGCAGTGATGCAGCTAAGCGGGTCATTACAGCCAGCCGTGATCCAGACCCTCCACCACCAACTAGGGCTGTAGTGGCTGTGGCAGTAGCGGTGACAGTAGCAGCGGGCTGTGCAAGCATGTTTGTACCGTGTACTTTTGCTCTTTATCCCATTATATAGGGGAATCCTTGGGAAATCAACAGGTATTTTTTAGGTAGTTGAGGAAACAGGCTGGACAGGGCCTTTTCAAAATCCTACCAAAAATTTTTGGAGATCCTTGCCTGTGTACTGGCCTTCCAATTTCCAAAACCAACAAAAATTTTTGGAGGCCCTTAGCCATGCCTCCTAATTCCAAAACCCAACAAAAATTTTTTGAGGTCCTTAGCGCTATCTAAGATCTTAGCGGTTTCCGCTGACGAAAATTAATCCTTGTCATCCGTCAATATCTTAGATATGCCCGGCTAAGATCTTAGATAGTAACATCTTGAAAAATAAGAGAAAAATAAGACTTGATTTGACCCAAGTAAAGTACTATACTATTTTTATAGAAGAGAGACAAGAAGCTCTTCTATAGGTAATAAGATAACATAGATGAAGGATCTAAGATATGTCTAACCAAGATCTTAAAGCTAAGATGAGCGATCTTTACTCTAAGCTTTGTCAAGCAGGAGATGATAGCGCTAAGATCTCAGAGGTAAGAGCTGAGATGTACGCTCTTACATCTAACAATAAAAGCGAAACAATGAGAATATTGTTGAGCTTAGATCTTACTACGTCTAAGATCGCTAAGATCTTGAATGTAAGATATCAGTTCGTTAACAACGTACGATCTGAGATGTTACGTAAGAAAGATTAGCTCTAAGATATGAGATAGTAGAGCTTAGATAGCTCTACTATCTTACCTCTAACATAGAAGGATCTAAGATATGATATATTTCCAACTAGGATCTTACATCTTATATTCTCTCCTACTCATATATGTAGGATATAAGATCTTTACTCAAGGATCTAAGAAGGTAAGATCTAAGAAGCTAAGATCTAAGAGAAAAGCAAGAGCTAAGATCTTATATCCTGTTATCTAAGATAGAAGATGTAAGGTCTAAGATCTTACATCTTACCTCTTACCACGGGCTAAGATCTTAGATCTTAGATCTAACCACTAACATCTTAGGCAGGGCGGAGGGGCCTCAGATCTAAGATCTTAGATCTGCCTGGCGGCCTGCCTGACCGGTGTACCAATGCCCGATCGCTCGACCGCTAGCACGCCAACTCGCCAAAAAAGTTTGACTGACTTTCTACGATTTTGACTAGTGAAACCTACTGAGGGTTCATGGTATAATAAATAGTAAATAGACAGGAGACTTACTAATGACTACCACACGACTTGACATCACGCGCGACGAGTTCCTGAACGTCTTGATGGAGACCGACTACTACAAGACCATCACAACCACCCTCCATGAGAAGTACAAAGATAAGATGGTCCAGGACGATTATCCGGAGGAATATTGGAACGAATTCAATGACCAGTTCGATCAGTTGGTCAAAGACGTACTAAATGGTACGTTGAAGTAGTAAGGAAGTCAAGGTAAGGAGGTCGGGAGACCTCCTTATCTTAGTTGGTAAAGGACCACCTGCCTGCCAGCTGACCGGCCCGCCCAGGTGGTTGCCCACACAGTTGCAAAGGAAGTCCCGCCCGCATGACCAATTGCTAGCAGGCTAGCTC